AGTATATCAGATAAGAATGATAAATATATTTATGATGCTATTTTAACAATTGATGTAAATGATGTGAATATATGATGTAGTTAATACGTTAATTAACTAAATAATATCCACATCATTAAATAAAAAAAATCAATTTTTATTTTCCTTCAGAATTGTAACTGAAGTAATATCATTAGCTTACTTTATCTTCTGCTAATGATGTCTAACCACTCTAACCAAGTGATTAAACGACCTTGATATTCAACCATTTGTTAGGTTTTCTCCTGAATATTAAGATGAATTTATTGATTGAAATAGAAAATTTATAGACTGTTTTAATGTATTCAATCAGTACATTAATCTATATAAAATACTAACTGATATATGTTACTATATCAGTTATATTCAGCTCAATAAATTTAAATACAACTGACTTGAGCAATCAGTTGTATTATTACCAACCTACATTACTGTAGGTAGCGCTTAGTTTTGTTTAAGCGCTTTAGGTGGGATATTGTCTCCTACCTTTAAACTTTTACTTGGTATTGTGTTTACCAGACCTCTAAGGATAAAACCATCTTCTTCTACACTTATGTAGTTCCAATTGGCGGTAACCTCACCATTTTCGTTAGCGAATGATCCTGATTTGATTATTTCAAGAACTTTCATATTTTTTCTCCTTATTATTAATTTAACATTAGGGGGCTATTAAAAATAGCGCAAGCCTATGGGGGGTTTTACTAAGGTGGCAATACACTCCATACATACATTCAACTTTATAATTTTATTATATTTTTTTAAAACTAAGCTTAATACATACTCTCAATTATATAATTATATATGTACTAATTTATTTAATAGATACTCACAATATTACTTAACTATATGTTATACATATATTTATAAGATATATGTGATTGTTATATACATTTGATAGATATATGTCTTACATATATAGTAGTATAATGTTCTTATTAAGAAGGAGAGAGGAGTAGATGATGGGGGGGTTATTTATAAATTGATATTAGGTAGGGGGTTTATATAGAGAGAATTAATTTAGGTATTGACTATTATAAAATAAGTTGTTATAATAGTGTAAAGAAGAATGTTATATTAAATGTTAATGAGTAATAAAGTAATAACTATTAAAGGAAAGATGAGTTATAAGAAGTACATACAGTTGTTTACTTCTTTTTATAATTTATCTGAGAAAGAGATTGATGTATTAGCTACATTTTTAGAAGTTAATGATGAATTAGTTAATCAAAAGATTGATATAAATGTGTTTTCTGCTATTGGTAAGAAAGAAGTTGCTAGTAGATTGAAGATTAAAGATTTCAATACGTTAAATAATTACATCAAAAGATTAAAAGACAAAGGCATCTTACTCCCTCTCCCCTTTGGATATGATTTTATGGAATTGTTTTTAAATGTTAAGTGTGAAACATTAACTCTTAAATTTGTATGGTAGAATCTCAAAGACAATTGTATTTAGAGATAGGTCAACAATTTGGTATATCTTCTGTTGAAGTAGAGAAAATTGTTAATGCTCAATCCCACATGGCAATGTTGAGTATGAAAGAAGGAAGAACGTTTGTAATGCGTAAATTAGGAACGTTTCAATTAAATGAAAAAGCATACGTTTATAAAGATAGTAATATTGAACGTAGAGAAAAAAGTAAAGCCAAAGAGAAAGAAAAACTAATAAAATGAGTAATAAACAAAATAGTGTCAATCATATTATACCATTAATTGATTTTGATGCATTAGATTTAAGTAGTGATTATTTTGGTATTATAGGATTACCTAGTAAGACTAATGTAATTACAAATACTATAGATGTATTTTATACTGTTGTTAAAACTAATGGTAAACATAGTTTAGGACAAGGTATTGTTTTAATGAGTGGATCAGAACCTATTGCTGCAAGACATACTAATCAAGGTTTGTTAAGTATATTCCATGATTCTGCTGTTGTAGCAACATTTGATTCTAATGTAGAATATGATGAATTGTTAAAACGTATGGAAACAATGCGTTTAGCTAATTCAGCTAGACAATCAAGTTTAATTATTAATTAAATGTATGAACATAAAGTTTGTAATAGTAAAATATGTTTGTTAAAATTCCAATTAATATATTTCCTTCAATTGTTGCTTTTTCATTTAATCAAACTGATGAAGAAGTAATAGATGAATTATCTACAATGAATAAAGAATTGACTGAAAATGACTTAAATTCTATTAAAATGAATTTAGGTGTTGAAGGAAGATGTGTTGACTTTGGTAATGGTATTATTTTAATTAGAATGAGAGTGGTTCCAACTACTCTTTCTGATTATCGCTGTTTACAACATGAAATAATGCACGCTGTTATTTTTATTTGTAATCGAATAGAAGTTCCTTTATTAATTGATGTTACAGATGAAGTGTATTCTCATTTAGTTGGATTTTTAACTTATGAAATTTATAATCATTTAGATTAAATAAATAAGAATCACAGCAATGTGATTCTTTTATTTTAAATATATATGGAATTATTAGAAGTAGATTTAGATAAATTAACAGTTAGTCCTTCTCCATTAGCTATAGAAGTAGAACCTTTTCGTACTATTATAAGGAGAGATAAAGGTTCACCTGGAGATTCTCAAGGTAGAAATAAGCAATTAGCTAAGAAAGAATTGATGTATATATTTCTATCAAGTGATTATTCCTCACCCTATCTCCCTCTCCCTCAACATGATAGAGAAATAACACTTAAAAAGACTCTTGATTTAGCTGATGATTGGAAAGAAGATGATGTTATTAAAGAAGGTATTGCTAAATATGTAGAGATGACTCAAAGCGATTTAGTTAGATTGTTTATATCTGCTAAAGCTGCTATTTATAAATTAGCTTCTTTTTATGAAACATTAGATTTTAATGAGAAAGATGATAAAGGTAAATTAGTTTATACTCCTAATATGGTTACAGGTTCTCTTAAAGATTTAGGTAATGTAAGTAATAATATTATGGAGTTAGAAAAACAAGTTAAATCAATGAGTAAAAGTGGTTCTACTAGAGGTGGTGTATCTAAAACAAAATATAATTCATAATGTATGTTTGTTAATACTGATTATTTTAGAGAATCTGCATTACGATTTTTAAAAAAAGGTTATTATTGTGAAGCACCTATAGGTACTAAAGACTATTATGATTTTTGGGATGAAGAAAAGAAAAGGTCTATTAATGGGTATCAAGTAGGTGATGTTAAAATTACAGGTTATCATTATTGGTATTTAAATTATTGTCAAATTCTTAGAATACCTGAAAATATTATTATTACTAAGAGTAGAGCTAAGAAAGTAGATAAAATTCAAGATTTTCCTGCATTTTGGGATGGCGATTATAATTGGTTTTGGTTAATTGATATTGCTAGAAATGGTATATCTCCACAAGAATTAGATAAATTGAATTTAATGTATAGAATACATCCAGATTATTTGGATGGTGGACATCATTTAAGTTTAACTAAAACAAGAGGTAGAGGTTATTCATATAAAGGTGGTTCAATGTTATCTCGTAATTATCATCTTGGTAAAAAAAGTATTAATTATGCTTTTGCTATTGATGATGAATATTTAGTTGGTGATGCTTTATTAGATAAGACGTGGGGTAATATTAATTTTATTAATAAATATACTGCATTTGCTCAACCTTTTATTATAGATCAAGAAAAACATAAAAAAGCAGGATTTGCAGAAAAGAATCCTATTACTGGTATTTATGATGAACATGGATTATTAAATGAGATTATAGGATTGTCTTTTCATAATAATCCTGATAAAGGTCGTGGTAAACGTGGTGAATTAATTTTATTTGAAGAAGCAGGTAAATTTAAGAATTTAATTAAAAGTTGGGAAGTAACGAGACCAAGTGTAGAACAAGGTGGTTATGTATCTGGACAAATGATTGCTTTTGGTACAGGTGGTTCTAAAAGTGATGATATTGAAGGATTAGAAGAATTAAGTTATAATCCTGAAGCATATAATTGTTTACCTCTTCTTAACGAATGGGATGAAGAATTAAGTGGTACATATTGTTCTGTATTTATGCCTGTTTCTTGTAACATGGAAATGTATCAAGATAGACATGGTAATTCTAATAGATTAGAAGCTACTGAACATGAAAATAGAGAAAGAGAAAAGAAGAAGAATGGTAAACGTGAAGCGTATGATCAATATATAGCTGAGAATCCTCTTACTCTTTCTGAAGCATTAATGCAAACCTTTAATTCTATTATGCCTATTAAAGAATTAAAGAGTCAAGAAAGTTATGTTAAAGCACATCACTTGAATAATTTATATACCTATGGTCATTTTGAACGAGTAGATGGAGTTATTAAGTTTGTACATGATCCTAATGGACAAGAATATTTTATAGATAAATTTCCACATTCTCCAGATGATACAATTGATGGTTGTATTGCTGTGTTAGAATTACCACATTTGGTTAATGATGTTGTTCCTAATGATATGTATTATACAATACATGACCCGTATGCTTTAGAAGATGCTTCTGATAAAACATCTTTAGGAGCTGCTTATGTAATTAAACGTACTAATAATATATCACATACATTTAATGAATTACCTATTTGTGGTTGGGTAGGCAGACCAAAGAGTCAAGATTATTATAATGAACAGTTATTTATGATGGCTGAATTTTATAATTCTAAGATAGGATTTGAGAATGATAGAGGTGATGTAATAGGTTTTGCTAGACGTAAAAAGAAATTGAATATGTTACAAGAAGAATTTCAATTTGAATATAAAAAGGAGTTACAATCTTCTGTTCAACGTAATTGGGGATGTCACATGACAGGTGAACGTAAGAAACAAGGTTTATTATATTTACGAGATTGGTTAATGGAAGTTGTTTCTGTTAAAGAAGGAAAAGAATATTATCGCTATCAGTTTATTTATGATATTCCTCTATTAAGAGAGTTGTATAAGTATAATGATAAAGGTAACTTTGATAGAATTTCTGCTTTAATTATAGGTATGTTTTATAAGAAAGAAATTGAAACAAAACCCGTAACTTCAGGCAAAAGAAATAAACGTATAGAATTTTTAAAAAGTGTAGGTTATGCAACAACTACCTGATCAATCCATTCCAGCATCTAAAAAAGATGAAGTATTTCACAAGACTACTTATGATGCTATTTTATCTATGTCTAATTTTAATAATTACAATAGTGAATATGATGCATTATTAAAATTGAAACAGTATTATGAAGGTGATTTAATACAAAGTGATTATAACAACTTGTTAAAACCATTTGGTATTAAGATGGAAAATCTTACTGCTGAAGTAAGAAATCATAATATTATTAAGCCTATTGTTAATATTTTAATTGGTGAGAAAGCTAAACGTGCATTAAATGATACGGTTATAGTAGCTAATCCTGATGTAGTAAATAAAAAAGAAGATGCTCAATTACAAGTTGTAAGAGGATACTTATATCAACAGTTTATTAATGAGTTAAATAAATTAGGAGAAGAAACTGAGCAAGAATCCAGAGAGTTACCACCAATGGATGAATTTATGCAACAATTTAATTTATCTTATAAAGATGAACGTGCTAAACATGGTGATGAGATATTAAGTTATATAAAGTATGATTTAGAATTGTATGATAAGTTTCAAGATTTATTTAAACAATGGTTAATCTATGGTAGATGTGTATCTTATAAAGATGTTATTAAGGATAGAATTATTTATGAGGATATTCAACCTTATCATGTAGATTATGAACGCAGTGAGAATTTAAAGTTTATTGAAGATGCTGGTTGGCAAATTGTTCGTACTTATGTTACATCTAGTGATGTGTTATCTCGTTATTCAGAAGAAATAGCTAAACTAGAAAATAAAAAAGAGTTTATTGATTACTTACAAAATCCTTCAGGTAAAGGTTCTGCTTATACATTGTATTCTTCTAGTTCTGCTAATGTACAACAAGCATTAAGTTTATTGGAAGAAGTAAAAGTATATTGGAAATCTATTAAACAAGTAGGTTATGTTACTTATTTTGATGAAATAGGTATGCCACAAATTAAAGAAGTAGAACAAGGTTATAAGTTACAAGAAAATGAATCTGTTGAATGGGAATATCAAAATGAAGTAAGAGAAGTAGTTATGATAGATCATTTATATATGCTTCGTGGTAGAGTATATCCTTATGAACGTTCTTTAGTTGGAGTTGGTGGATGTAAGTTACCTATAAATGGTAGAGTATATAATCCTACAACAGATAAAATACAATCGTTTGTTTCTGATGGTATTACTTATCAGATTTTATATAATGCTTATATGTATAGATTGGAATTATCTGTTGCTAAAGCTAAAGATGTTATAGCATTATTTGATATAAATCTAATTCCTGATGGAATGGATATGAAAGATTGGTTCTACTGGATAGATAAGACTGGTATCGGTTTTGTAGATTTGAATCAAGAAGGAGTTAAAGCTGGTAATTCTTTAAATCAATTATTAGATTTAACCAATAAAACATTAGTTACTTATATAGAATTGATTCGATTTATTTTAAGTCAATGGGAATCTTTATCTGGTGTATCTCCTCAACGTAAAGGTGAAATAGGACCGTATGAGGGGAAGGGTGTAAGTGAGAGAGCTGTTATTCAATCTTCTCATATTACTGAAGAATGGTTTAGAATGTTTGCTCAATTTGAAAGACGTGATTTACAAGCATTATTAGATATGTCTAAATATGCTTATTTAGATGGTAAACAAGCTATGTATGTAAGATCAGATGGTTCTTATGCTTATATAACTATTGATGGACAAAAACACATGGAATCTGTGTATGGTATATTTGTATCTAACAATTTAAAAGACCAAGAAAACTTACAAAATATACAATCACTTACTCAAGCAATGGTACAGAATGGAGTTGCTTTATCTACTGTAGCAGAAACTATGAGAGCAACAAGTTTTAGTTCTTTATTAGATAAAGTAAAAGAATCTGAAAAACAAGCACAAGAAACTGCACGTCAAGAGCAACAAGCACAGCAAAAAGCTTTAGAAGAACAAAGACATATTGAAGAAGAAAAACTAGCTTTAGAATATAAAAAGTTAGATACTCCTTTAGATCCGTATAAAGAAGAAGAACTACAAATCAAAAAACTAGAAATTGATTTGAAATACAAAGAACTTGAAGAAAAAATCCGTAACAATAAAGAAAAAGAAGATATTGAACGAGATAAAATCAACAAGAAGGAATGATAGTTATTATACTTGTTAAATAGTATAATACTGTTGTTGACAATAAAAACAATTAAACTGTAATTTATTAAAAGAGAAGTAAAAATTATATGCCATTTGAATTTGAAATAGAAAGTTTTGAAGGACTGCCCATAGTAGATTCTACTGAAAAACCTCTTGAAAAAGAAGTTTCAGAAGATTTTACTATAGATGAATCTTCTACAACAACAAACAATCCTTTACCTCCTGCCCCTGAAAAGGTAGATAACGATAAAGAAGAAGACCCTATTTATTTATCTATTCTTGAGAAATCAGGATTAGA